TTAGCAGTTGCCATAACAACTTTGCTGGGTTCTTTAGCAATAGGAGTAAGGCACTTGGTTAAACATTTCTTATCTGAATTGAAACCAAATGGAGGCTCAAGCCTTCGTGACCAGGTCAATAGGTTAGAGGAAAAAGTAGATACGCTTTACCAAATTTTAATACAGAAGTAGAAAGTAATGGGGATGAAAGCAGATAACTTTCCGAAGTGGTTCTATGACAATGCAACAGTCCAAGACTTTGAGAATGGACTAGCAGAGTTTAAGGGTAAAAAGAATCTTAAGTTCTTGCAGATAGGTGTCTTTACTGGCAACGCATCCGCTTGGCTACTAAAGAATATTCTTACTGACCCAACATCATTGCTTGTAGATATAGACCCTTGGTGTGGCAACCTACCTCACGAGTCAGTATATGACTGGGCAGATATACAAGAGGCTTATCAAGAACAGATAAAGCCATATGGCAAAAAAGTTCAGGCACATAAAGCATTTAGTGGGGACTGGTTAAAGCAACACCGTGAAGGTGGCTTTGACTTTATCTACATTGATGGTGACCATCTACCAGAGTCAGTTACTTTAGATGCAGACTTATCTTGGGACTTACTTAAGTCTGGTGGCATTATGGCATTTGATGACTATGAGTGGGACCATCCAGATGGTACAGATAAGAACCCTAAGCCAGCAATAGATGCGTGGCTAGCAAAACATAAAGATGATATTGAGATACTTCGTAAGGGATGGCAAGTATGGATAAGAAAGAAGTAGATAACAACTGTATTGGATGTGGCTGTGACCCAACTGATATTTGTTGGCCTTATCAAAACCTATTAAGAGAACAATGGTTAAAGGATAACCCAGATGCACAGTATGAAGGATGGATGTCAATATGACAACTGTTGCCAAGAGAGCCACACCTGCTGCAATTGCTGTGTTGCGCCAGGCGACGGCATTAAGACCGAAGCGCAAGAAAGCCAGCGATGGTCTGCTTCCATCTGCTGCTCATCTAAAACAGAGTCCTAACTCAGACCACAATACTGGGTATGCAGCAGACTTAACTCACGACCCAGCAAATGGCATTGACTGTTTTGAGATATACGAGAAGTTACAGTCAGACCCAAGAGTTAAATATTTAATATTCACTGGTAAGATTTGGTCAACTAAAAATGGGGAAGCCAGATATACTGGAGTAAATAAACATAATAAACACTTACATATTTCCATCAAAGATAACTGCGGTAACGATACGTCACCTTGGTTTCCTTGGCTGGGAAAGGTAACAACACTCAACAAGGTAAAGGCTTCAGTCAAGCCATTGCCAAAGAAGGAGAACAAATGAAAGACTTAATCGCTAAGTTAAAGAGCAAGAAGACTAAGGCTGCAGTCAAGTCTTACCTTCGTGCTGTATTGGCATCAGCAGTAACAATGGGACTAGCACTGGCTGCCGACCTTGCCCCAGAGTATGCAATTTTAATCGGCTCAGTAGCAGCACCACTGGCTAAGTGGGCTGATAAGACTGAAAAAGAGTACGGCTTAGGAGCCGAATAGATACCCCTAATCGGGCTTTAAACGCCCTTTAGAGACACTAAAACCCCCCGACCCAGTAGAGATACTAGGAAGGGGGGTCTTTTGTCGTTTATTCTCGTGTTTTAATCCTCTAGGTCTTCCCACTCTTGCATTAGAAGTTCTAGGTTTCTATTATGTCTTGCTGTTCGATATTCATCGATTAATGTTGTGATTAGGTATACAGTTAGGGTTCCTAAAGTAGAGCCATAAAATACAGCCCAAAATGTATTATTTACGATTTCTGACATAGTACTCCTTAGATATATAATTAATTATATATTATATTATAGACCCCTTCGGGGTCTTATTATATATTATATTAATATCAATTATACACATAGGTACCAATCTATGGAAGTCACATCCGACTTCCATCTAACCCTATACCTGTGTATAATTCATCTAATGTCAATACAACTTGAAGAATATACATTACCAGAACATATATCCTACAGTGCTTTCAGCACTTATCTAACCTGTGGATATCAATACTATCTTGGTAGATTGCTGGAGAAAAAAGAAGAGCCATCTGTTTGGTCAGTTGGCGGTTCAGCATTCCACCTTGCTTGCGAAACCTATGATAGGGATAACCTATGATAAATGACATCGATAATTTATGGACAGAATCTTGGAATGCCTGTAAAGGCGATATTGACCTAACCAATGCTCGCATAGGTGGTAAGGCTACTAAACTTAATCCAAATAAGGAAGACGTCAAATTTTGGCAAACCGCAGGTCCTTTATGGGTTAGTGAGTATATTTCTTGGCGCAAGGCTAACCCTGATTGGAAGATTTGGATTACTCCCGACGGAAGACCTGCTATAGAATTAGAGTTAATGCCCGTAGTGGCTGATGTACCCATCAAAATGGTTATAGATAGAATTTTTGATGTTAATGGTCAGTTAGTGATAGTTGACTTAAAAACATCAAAAAGTACTCCTACAAGTACTCTGCAACTTGGCTTTTATAAAGTAGGATTAGAAGTTACTTTTGGTCAAGCAGTTTATGAGCAAACTATATGGGGTAATTATTATATGTCTCGTGCTAGTAACATAGCAGAGATGGTTGACCTGTCGGACTATACTTATGACAAGATGGAGTTTTTGGTAAAAGGATTTGATAAGGCACGTAAAGCAGGAATATTCTTGCCCAACACAAACTCTTGTCAATACATGTGCGGACTTACCGCTCATTGTCAGTTCTCGACAAAGAAAGAAGGATGAAATGGCAGAAGACTGGAAACTACAAGTATCATACAAAACTGGCACTGGCGATTTAATTAACGTCAGAGCAAATACAGCAGACGAACTTAGTGTATTGCTTGAGGGCATTGGTGACTTTGCTACTCAAATTGCAGCAGTACAAAAGTTGGTGGTGGGAGCATCGACAACCGCCCCTTTATCGACGCCAAGTTCCACGCCAAGCACAGAGCCTCGACGCTCCTCAACACCACCCCAGGCAGTGGCTCCATCCGCTACATCAGCACCAACATGTCAGCACGGAGCGAGGAAGTACAAGTCGGGAATCTCCAGCAAGACGGGGAATCCTTACGCAATGTGGGTCTGTCCAATGCCACAGGGCGCAGACCAATGCAAGCCAGTAAATTAACAGAAGAACAATTTCCGTTTTAACAATTAGGTAGGGGAAGAAATGCGTACACTTGTCAGGTCTGTGGGTAAAGCATCTATCGGGGGCGAACCCCTACCTTCTTGTTTTAAATCATTCGAAGCGTCCAAGATTATCATACGGCGTTCAGAAGTTTCAATGTTTGCGGGTGCTCCTGGAGCAGGTAAATCAACACTTGCTCTAGCGATTGCCCTGAAGACTAATGTTCCAACTCTTTACATATCCGCTGATACCAATGCTCACACTATGGCTATGCGTCTAGCGTCAATGATATCAGGTAAGAACCAAACAGATGTCGAACAGAAACTTAATACTGATGTTGGATGGACTAAAGCAATCCTCCAAAAAGGGAGCCATATAGTCTGGTCCTTCGAATCATCACCAACATTACAAGACATTGATGAAGAAGTGCAAGCCTTTGAAGAGTTGTGGGGTTGTCCTCCAACATTAATAGTTTTGGATAACTTAATGGATGTAGCCACTGATGGTGGCGAAGAGTTTGCCTCAATGAGGGCAATTATGAAGGAGTTGAAATATCTTGCCAGAGCCACTAATGCTGCGATTATGGTACTACATCATACTTCTGAAGCAGTTCCTGGGAATCCTTGTCAGCCAAGAAGCGCAATACAAGGTAAGGTCTCGCAACTTCCTGCTCTCATATGTACACTCGGTACGGTGGGCACATCGCTTGGCGTGGCGTCAGTCAAAAATCGTTACGGTAGAGCAGATGCTGGAGGAACTCTTATGACTTGGTTAGCATTTAATCCAGAGTATATGTATGTAGAAGACATTCCAGAAAATTCATGACAACTAGAAAAAGCCATAAGGCTAGAGGAGCAAATTTTGAAACCGACCTACGAGATTATTTTAGACGAATTGGACTTGATAGTGAGAGACTTGCAAGAACAGGTGCTAGAGATGAGGGAGATGTTGTTGTCCGCAAAGACTTCCTCGGGCACATTGGGGTCATCGAAGCCAAAGCCCCAGGTCAATCAGGTCGCATTGACTTATCTGGTTGGACCAAAGAGGCTCAGGTTGAAGCAACGCATTATGCAGAGGCAAGAAGCATTAAAAGAACATCCATCTTACCTGCGGTTATTATCAAAGCACGAGGAAAGAAAATAGAAGATTCTTATTTAGTGTTAAGGTTAGGCGATGTATTTGACGGATGACTTACCAGATATAGTTGAAGTCTTGAAGCACTACGGTGCGACAATGAACAGAACTACGGGACAAGTAAATATTAAGTGTCCATTTCATGACGACACTCACAGTTCGGCTAGTTTTAATACTAGAGAAAATATATTTAATTGTTTTGCTTGTGGTATGCAGGGTAATAGTTTACAAATTATAGCAAGAAAAGAGGGGGTGGATATTCGTGAAGCAAGGTCATTCGCAGAAGGAATTGCTGGGCTTAGCGGCAACCAAGTACGCAGCAAACATTTATCAGGCAGAAGATTACCTAGCAAGCAGGGGAATAACAAGGGAAGCAGCACGGCTGGCTCGATTCGGCGTAGTAGAGGAGCCTGAAGTTGGACATGAAGCATTCAAAGGACGATTATCCATACCGTATATTACCAAGACTGGTGTTGTCGATTTGCGTTTTCGTAGCCTTCATCCTGCTG